CTTCCATATAAGATGCAAGATCTCGATTTGTGTACTCTCCCAGGTGCTTATTTGTATTGTACTCTTGCTTAAAAATAGTTGATGTCCTAAGCTCATGATTTGTATAAGCTTTTAAATCTGCATTGGTATATCCCTTAAATGCCCGGTTACGATTAAACAGGATTGATACTGTTACAATCATGTCAGCCGGTGCCATCGCCCGCATAAGGTTATAGATATATTTATCTTGCATGATAACATCAAGCATCAAATCAACTTTGAGAGTCTTTTTTTGCCGATTAATATCGAGCAAATAATACTCTGGACCAATCATCGCATCCAAAACCTCTTTAGACTTTTTGGCCGTATACGGCAGTCCGGACGTCCAGATGCCCTTGATATTACGCCGACGGTCTCCCAATGTCTCCTCGCCTGTCAGCTTAATGTTGAGCATAATCTCCCAGCGGCTACACTCTGCCTCATCCATCTCTTCAAAACGTCGATTGGTCTGCATCTGATCGATGTTATCCCATATCAGCTGCAGTTTTTTATCATAGACTTTGGCGATCCGCTTAAATTCCTCAATATCGGCTATGTGCGGGGGATAATACTGGATCGTATTGATCATAGCGTGCTCACCTCTCCTACTACCGGAATCTGATCCCAATCAAGGATAAGATTGCCCGTTGATCCATTAAGCTGTGTTTCTGTGATATCTACCACTCCTGGCACGTCCAGAACGGTCGCCTGCAGCTTGGCTACATAGACAGTAGTCTTTGTTGATGGATCGCCGTCCGCCCACACTGCAGTCAGGCTTTTGAGATAATCAGATATTTTTGCCGTGACTGCATCCTTTAAGCTGCTCCAGCTGTATCCGCTCATGTATGCCAGCTTTGCTGCAACATTAACCTTTACCGCGCCGACAGACACCACCGTAACCTCATGGTCGATCGGAGCAAAGCCGTACCCGCTCCCCTGTGTTGGCCTGGCAGCTTCCTGGATCTGGCTGATCAGATACTCGGAGCACGCTCCATGCTCGGAGCTAATTGCCACCACCTTGACAGTGCCAGCGCCATTCCAGACCGGCTGCACTTTACAGCCACCCACGCCAGCAATCGCGTTGACATACTGCTTATACTGGGCGATATTGCCGCCAAAGGACTCTGATGTAAAGCTCGCCAGATAACGCGCATAGAGGGCATCTCTGGACTCGTCCTCCTCGCCATTGATAAGCACCTCTGTTATCTCTGCTTTTTCCAGACCATCCACATGATCGATTGCAATCAGCTCTCCAGTCAAGTTATTTGGTCCCGTTCCGGTCTCCTCGCAGACTGCTTTGTATGTGTATGTATTCTCATTGATCGGCTCTGTGATCCTATAATTAAAGGACTTAAGCGAAAACCTTGTCCCGATCGGAATCACAGTATTGCCTTTTACCGATACATAGGCATTTGTTGCCTTTTTTTGATAAATGCCGCGGTCCTTTGCTATCTCGACCAACTCATCCAGATCCGCCGTATCTGCGTGGCTCTGTCGCGATATATAGTCAAGCTGGATGTACAGCTTTTGGAGCTCGTATGCCAGCGCTGACAAAGCGTTGTATGTCAAATACCCCTCGCCCGTCTGTACGCCTGCGCCAATCTCCTGCAGCGCATCCTGTAAAATCGAGCTGTACGTTTTATCCTCATACATCGTAATTCACCTCCGTATTGCCAAATTTGGTGACGGCTGTAAACGATATTGACAGCCTGCCATTGTCAAACGACGCCTCAAAGTCCTCAATATCCGTGATGCACGGATTTACAAGCAACGCCTCCCGAATCTCATCCTCGCAGTCTGCGTTTAAAAACTCCTCTGTGATCGATTGACCAATATACTGTTCCAGGTCAGCACCGTAGTCCCAAGAGTAGATCGGCCATCTAAACCGCTGCGTGTGCAGGCAGAGCCAAATCCACACCTTTATCGCCTCAATGCCCTCGACTATCTCTCCGGTGAGCTGTCCTGACTCAAAATCAAGACCATACTCTTTGGGTACCTCGATTACACTGGAGGTCTGAGTCTGCGTCTCAATCTGTGTCTGCATAAATGTTGGTAATATGCTCATGCTCCACTCACCACCCTCTGCAAAATGAGATATGCTGTCTGTGACAAGCGGCAAACCGCCACGGTGTCTCCTGCTTTGAGCGGCGAGGAGTAGGAGCTGGCATCCTTATTTAAAGCCGGCACTTTGACCCCCGTACACGCTGGAGACATGAGACGATCCGGAATATATAGATCCTCGCCTGATAACTGCAGCGTGCCAATCTTACAGCTCTTTGGTCCCGTCATGACCGCCAACTCAATCGATGGTCCATTGTTGGCCGCGCCTTGCTCTCTCATCATCTGCACAAATTCCGCATAAGTGTCAGCCATCCTTCTCCTCCTCTCCTGTTTCTATGTCTTTCTCGTCCATGAGTTGCTCAAAAGACAGTTCCAGCTCCATCGTATGGACATTGTTTTGCCACGTGTGCTTATCACTGGTGATCCAGTACTTCCCGGACAGCCCTGTGGCCGCATCCTTAACTATGACCGAGTACCCTGACAGACAGTTAAGGTCTCCGACTGCCGAGATCGTAATCTTTTGTTCCGGATCTACTTTGAGCATATTATTTGCCGCCGTTGTCGGATCCACACCCTTTTCCTGTTCGTATACATCCGCAAAAATACCATACACATACGTGCTCAGATCGTTCGATACCTCCCCAACCTGGTTGCCTTTGTCGTCATAAATTTTTATGACATTTTTTATTCCATCCATGCTCTCTGACAGTGAGGCCGCTGTGATATTAGACTCATCAGACAAAGTAAAATTGCCCACCGTATAAACAGCCGGCCATACGCCAAACTCCCTCTGCCAAATCATCGGCAGATACCGCTTGCCTGTCATCCGGTAGGCCTGTGTATAAGCCCCCAGGATGATGTCATAATACGGCGACGAGTCACAAATCATCGACTTGATGTTGATCCCGGTTGGCTCCAGATGATTAAACGGCACCTCTATGTCCGCCAGTACCTGCGCTGCAACCGCTTCCGGAGTCACATTTTTAAAGTTGTAACGCCCATTGGACTCCAAAAGATTTTTCATGATATCATAAGCCGTATACGTGATTGTACCGATCGCCGTTGACCGCTCGATGTTAAAAATCTGTCCATAAAACAACTCATCTCCATCCGACAGTGCTATATAGTTACCCGTGCAAACAGCTGGGATTTTAAGCCCGGAATCATACGGATCGTTTAACAACGCAAACTCTACAGAACGTCCGGCATTTAAGACACTGCCAGACCACGCGACGGAATCCACCGCTTTAGATATGTCATACTGCATATTTTCCTGCATTTTAATCAACTGTAAAATCATGTCTTTGCCCCCGGTATTGTCAGTACCTGCCCCGGTTTAATCATATTGGGGTTGCTGCCGATCACCGCTTTATTTTGCTCATAAATCGTCTGCCAATTGGTTGATCCGGTCAGTTTTCTGGCAATAGCACTCAGGCTGTCACCAGATTTGACTGTGTAGCTTTGTGTTCCAGTCGTCTCCGGCTGATCCCTTCCGGATGTTCCCCCGTCGCTTCCGGCTGCCGCTGGCTGTGCTGGCTGCTCTTTCACCAGCACTGACGCCGGGATGCTGACCGTCCGATATTCCTTCATACTAAGCGTATAGGTAATGTCCCCTGTTCCATCGTTCTCTCCCCATTCAAACGATTCGATGGTCACTTTCATAGACAGGATCCCGGTAATAATCAGTTTCACACTCCCGGCGCGTTTCATTTTTTCAATTTTCTTTACCATAGCGATCGGACTCTGAGAGCGTACATCGCAATAGCCAGAGTCATAATGTGCTGGGAAGAAGCTGGAAAAACTAATCTGCTGCAGCTTCCGCTTGCCTCTCAGAGTGACCTCTCCCAGGTTGCACACAGTAACGGAGGTGTTATCCTGCTCTGATGTTACTGTATATTCTGACGGCAGAACCGGGATTCGCACCCGGCCGCCTGAACCCTTAAGCCATACCTGCAACACTAACACCTCCCATGTTTCCGGATGCGGATTTAATCTTGCGAAGCAGCGCGTCTGCAATCCGGTCAATGTCCGCGTCCTCTCTTACTACAATCTGATCTGCCAGCTTCGCAATCTGAACACTCAAAGAACCTTCCTGTCTTGCCTTGCGGATACTCTCATCATGCGGATATACTCTAGTTCCCTTCGGCAGGTCAATGATCTCACCACCGCGCTCATGAACCTGAGCAAGTCCGCCTTTCCAGTTGTCAGTACCTTTTGCAAGCTGCGGGATAAGCGGAATACTGAATCCCTTTCCTCCGACTCCCGGAACCCAATCCGGAATCTTAATTCCGTTTAAGCCTCCCAGGAATCCGTTAATGGCAGAAATAAGACCGTTGACAGCCCCTTT